AGTATGTCGCTAGGTGCTATTATCAAAAGACATAAGAGAACTTTGGTTAACTTCCAAGATTCTTTCTTGATTCCGTTTGTTACTAAGGCTGCTCATCGGTATATGCAGTTTGAGCCAGAGATCTATCCTGTTGCGGATTATGTATTTGAGGTAACGTCTTCTTTAGGTATAATCGCCAGAGAATACGAGGTCACTCAGTTGGTACAGCTATTACAAACCATGCCTGCTGACTCGCCAATGTATCCTTCTTTAATTCAATCTATTATAGATAATATGAATCTAAGCAACAGAGAAGAGCTAATAGCCACGCTAGAGCAAGCAGGACAGCCTAGCCCAGAAGCTCAAGAAGCAGCGCAAGTAGCGCAGCAAACGCAGTTCCAGTTCCAACAGTCGCAAACAAATGCGCTTAATGGACAAGCTGCGGAGTCTCAGGCAAGAGCAGGTAAGATAGCAGCAGAGACTAAAGCTATTCCTGTAGAGCTTGAGAATGACAGAATTAAAGCAGTATCCACTAACCTACAAGTAGGCACTGAGGATGATAAAGAGTTTGAAAGACGACTCAAAGTGGCAGATACTGTATTGAAAGAAAAAAAATTAAATCTTGAAACTGCTAAGGCATTGTCTTAATGGATCAAGAAACAGAAAAATATTACGATTCTTTGGCCGATATGTTTATGACCGAAGGATGGAAAGGACTGCTAGATGAGCTTAGAACTAATGCAGTTAATATAAATTCCGTTGAGGCCACAAAAGATAATGATGATTTAATGTTCCGTAAGGGCCAGTTAAATATCTTATCTTTAATTCTCAACTTAGAATCTACGATAGATCATATCCGTGAGGAGGGTAGCAGTGTTACTGTTTAACTTTAAATGTGCTGATGGGCATATACATGAGGCTTTTGTAAAGCTTGATAAAGTTAGAGAGCGTCCTTGTCCAACGTGCGGAAAGATGAGTAGTACGATTATCTCACCTGTCAAGATTGCGCTTGATCCTATTTCTGGTCACTTTCCTGGAGCGACTATGAAGTGGGCTAAAGATAGACAGAAGAAGATAAAACATGAACGCAAGGTAGCCGATTCGTAAGTCCTTTATGGGATAGCTTATAAGTTGGTCTTGTTTCCATAGGAGTTTAATAGTGGCACAAATTATTGATGCACCTTTAAAAGAGGTAGATGATAAAGAAACAAGTGAATTAGTCTCGGAAGAGGTAGCTAATGTAGAAGAACCACAACCAGAACTGCCAGAGCAATACCAAGGTAAAAGCCCTGCGGAACTGGTAAAGATGCACCAAGAGGCTGAGTCTAGAATGGGCAGCCAAGGTGAGGAAGTGGGTCAACTACGAAAAATTGTTGATGATTTCATTCTCAAGCAAAGCGAAGTCAAGGAACAGGAAAAAGCCGAAGAAATAGATTTCTTTGCAGAGCCTGACAAGGCCGTAGAACAGAAGATTGCCAACCATCCTACTATCAAGCAGTTAGAGGAATTGGGGAAGCAAATGCAACAGAGTCAGACGCTGACCGCTTTACAGCAGAAGCATCCTGACATGAAGGAAATTGCTGTCAGCCCAGAGTTTCAAAAATGGGTTGTAGGTAGTGAAATTCGTAAAGAGTTGTACAATCGAGCAAACAGTGGATACGACTATAATGCTGCGGATGAGTTGTTTAACAATTGGAAATCAACTCAAGAAACAGTAACAAGAGCCGTAGAGACTGAACGCAAAGATCGTAAGCAAACTCTTAATGCTGCATCAACTGGTAGTGCTAACGGCAGTTCAGAAACATCTCGCAAAAAGATCTATAGAAGGGCAGACATTATTGAGCTAATGAAAACTAATCCTAAAAGGTATATGGCTATGGAGGCAGAATTTCTAAAAGCTTATGCTGAAAAAAGGGTTAAATAACCTTTTGGAGATCTAAGACATGACTGATTCAACCTATCCCAATATGGGCGGTGCGGTAACTAATACCAGTGCCGCTACATTTATTCCAGAAATTTGGTCCGACGAAATTCGTGCGGCATATGAGAAGAATTTAATTCTCGCAAACATTGTTAAGAAGATGGCTGTAACAGGAAAGAAAGGTGATATTTTTCACATTCCTGCTCCAGTTCGTGGAGATGCTCACGTTAAGGCTTCTGCTACTGCGGTAACAATTCAGAATGCTACTGAGGGCGAAGTGCAAGTTGCAATAGACAAGCACTACGAATACTCACGCATTATTGAGGATATTACCGAGACACAAGCTCTTTCAAGTCTTCGTAATTTTTACACTTCAGACGCAGGTTATGCCCTATCCCGTCAGGTCGATACAGACCTCATGGATCTTGGTAAGTCTTTCGGTACTGGTAACGGTACTGCTTGGACTAATACTGCTGCTGCATTTTTCTGTGATGCGTCAACTGGCTTAACCGCATACGCCGACGACACAGTCACAACAGCAGACGTATTTACAGACGCGTGTTTCCGTGACCTTATTCAGAAGCAAGATGATGCTGATGTCCCTATGGATAATCGTGCATTCGTAATACCTCCTGCATTGCGTAACGCAATCATGGGTGTTGACCGATATGTCTCTTCTGACTTTGTAAGCGGTGAGCCTGTACAAAATGGAAAGATCGGTAACCTATATGGTATTGATGTATTCATTTCTACTAACTGCCCGATCACTGAGACTGCTGCACAAAACTCAGCAGGTGGTCAAATCCGAGCAGCTATGCTAGTTCACAACGATACAATGATCTTGGCAGAGCAGCTAGGCATACGTTCACAGACTCAGTATAAGCAAGAGTTCTTAGGTACTCTTTATACTGCTGACACATTATACGGTGTTAAGACTTATCGTCCTGACAGCGGTTTTGTAATGGCTGTAAATGGTTAATAGAGGAGGGGGGTAGAGTAATCTGCCCCCTTATTCTTTATGAAAGATCCTCGATTAAAAAAGATTGGCGTTTCTGGTTTTAACAAACCAAAGCGTACTCCTGGTCATCCTACCAAGAGTCATGTTGTTGTGGCTAAACAAGGTGACCAAATTAAGACTATTCGATTTGGACAACAGGGCGTTAAAGGCGCAGGGAGCAATCCCAAGACTGCCAAAGATAAAGCTAGAAAAAGGTCTTACTACGCTAGGCATAACGCACAAGACGCATCCCCTTCAAAGTTATCGGCTCGTTATTGGAGTCATAAGACTAAGTGGTGAGATAAATCATGACAGTAATTATTACCAAAAATAGCTCTACCGCTTCTGATGTGCCTACTAGCTCAGACTTAGTTAAGGGCGAACTAGCCGTCAACGTAGCGGATAAACGACTTTATACAGAAGACGCTTCAGCAAACATTATTGAGATAGGTATTAACCCTAGCTCTATTACTACTGCTACTGGAACTGTCACAGGCACACTCACCGCTAACGGTACATTAAACTCAAGTAATGCTGTCCTTACAGGCGGTACAGTCAACGGCATGGTTATAGGTGGTAGCTCTGCTTTAGCTATTACTGGAACTACCGTAACGGCTACTACAGGTTTTACAGGTGATCTGACAGGTGCAGTGACAGGTAACGTAACAGGCAATGTCCAGGGAAATGTCACAGGAAATGTCACAGGAAATTTGACGGGAAATGTTACGGCTTCATCTGGTACAACAAGTTTACATAATCTTGCGTTAACAGGTACAGTAGACTTTAACGCTGCACGACTTACAGATATTGGTACGCCAGTTGCTGCGACTGACGCTGTGACCAAGGCTTATGCTGATCAGCTAATTACAAACCTTATTGATGGTGCGCCTGCTGCATTAGACACGCTTAATGAGCTTGCCGCAGCACTAGATGATGACGCAGCCTTCCATACAACAGTAACTAATTCTATCGCATTAAAGCTACCTCTTGCGGGCGGTACTATGAGTGGCGCGATAGCAATGGGGACTAACAAAATCACTGGCCTCGGTGATCCAACGTCTAATCAAGATGCAGCAACCAAGGCTTATGTTTTAGCACAAGCGGGCGGTGGTCTTCCATTATCAGGCGGTACAATGTCTGGTGCTATTGCGATGGGTAACAACAAGATCACTGGTCTTGCAACGCCAACAAACGCAGCAGATTCAACCAGTAAATCTTATGTTGACGGTATATTAGGTTCAGCTACTTCAGCAGCTACGTCAGCCACAAATGCAGCCAACAGCGCAACCGCTAGTGCGAGCAGCGCGTCAGCAGCCTCGACCAGTGAATCAAATTCAGGAACAAGCGCGACTGCTAGTGCAAACAGTGCCGCAGCAGCAGCAGCCAGTTTTGACCAGTTTGATGACATATATCTAGGTGCTAAGTCTTCAGCCCCTACGGTAGACAATGACGGTAATGCTCTTGCAGCAGGTGCTTTATATTTTAACACTGTGTCTAACACAATGTTTGTTTACTCAGGAAGTTCTTGGACAGCAGCAGGGTCAGCAGTTAACGGTACTGCCGAGAGACAAGAGTATACAGCCACTTCAGGCCAGACTTCTTTCAACGCAACTTATGATGTTGGGTTTGTAGATGTCTATCTCAACGGCTCAAGGCTTGTTCCAACAACAGACTTTACTGCAACCAACGGCAGTCAGGTTGTTCTAACAATCGGTGCTACTACTGGGGATAATGTTGGAATCATTGCCTATGGTGCTTTTGACGTAGCTAATGTCTACACGCAAGCGCAAAGCAACGCAAGATATGCACAGCTATCAAATAACTTATCTGATTTAGCATCAGCACCAACAGCTTTGACCAACCTTGGTCTAACGGCTTCGGCTGCTGAGTTAAATTATGTTGATGGTGTAACGTCAAATATACAAACACAACTTAACGCTAAAGGAACAGGGACAGTTACTTCTGTAGGCGGCACTGGGGCTGTTAGCGGATTAACACTAACAGGAACAGTAACAGGGTCTGGCAACTTAACATTAGGCGGTTCACTTGATGACATTAATTTAGCTTCTGGAGTAACAGGAACTTTACCTGTCGCAAACGGCGGTACAGGTGCAGCTACATTAACTGCTAATAATGTTTTACTGGGTAATGGAACGTCTGCACCTTTAGCAGTAGCACCATCTACGTCAGGTAATGTTCTTACTTCTAACGGAACAACTTGGCAGTCTACTGCACCTGCTGGTGGTTCTAATTTAGTTTTTCTTGGTAAAACTACTTTAGCTAGTAATGCTACTTATATAACTTTTACTTCTGAAATTACTCAAACATACAATAACTATGAGTTTTACTGTACAAGAATAAACGGTACAAACAATGGCACAAGTATATGTATGCAGATTCAACTAAATGGTTCGTGGTTCACAACAAATGGCTATAATGCTTATGGAGTTAAAACAGCTAGTAATTCAATTGCTTGGGTAGGTGGTAATAATAGCCCGTATTTATATATTGGTGTGCCTAACTACGGAGGAGCTGCTTCATATGATGACTGGGGTTCAACTTATGGAAAAGTATCTCTACAAGGTGTAGTAGATAGTGCAGCTTATCCAACATCAGGATCAGAATTCTATATTGGTCTTGGTAGTTCATCATTCATTAATCCTTATGGACAAATAGGTGCTTTTACCAATTTAAGTATAGGTGGTAGTTCATTTCCTGCAAACACAAGTAGACAAATTACTGGTATTCGTTTTTTTCAAGACACAGGAAGTATGCTTGCACTTTCATCAATTTCAGTCTTTGGAGTAAAGGAAAGTTAATATGTCTTATACAAACGCAACGCCTCAAGGTGTATTTGATTTAACTGAAGAAGAAATTGCTAAAAAACAAGCCCAAGAAACCGCTACTATTTCTGAAAAACCTAATAGGGTTAGAGAAAAACGCAACGCTTTACTAGCTGAATCGGATTGGACGCAGATTACTGATGCAACTGTGGATAAAACAACTTGGGCTACATATCGAACAAGTCTTAGGAACATTACAACACATAGTAATTTTCCAGATTTAGAAGAGGCCGATTGGCCTACAAAACCAGAGGTATAAACAATGACTACTTTTGTCGTTACAGTAGCAGCA